GCTTGAGATCGGTACCGCGCAGGGTCTGCGTGACCGTGTCCGCCTCGTCGAACGCCTCGCCCCGGCCGACGCCGCGATAGCGCAGCGGCTGTCCGACCAGGCCGAGCGGCTCGGTGAAGAGCGCGCCCTCGTCCTCCAGCACCACGATGACCGCCCCGGCCGCATGCGCCAGCCGGGCCTCAGAACCCCGCCGTCCGCGCAGCAGCGTCGAAAGCCGGTAGAGATCATTGCCGAGGGGGGTGACATCGCGGAACTGGATCAGCTCGGCCCCGCCATCCGCATCGACCACCAGCGCGGCGTTGCGGCCATTGAGCAGCTGCAGATCGGAGACCGTCTCGAGCTGGCCGTCGGGATCGCGCAGGCGCACATCGAGGTGGTTCGCCTCGTCCCACGTCCAGACCGAGCGCGGCGGGGCGAGGGCTGCACGCAAGGTGCCGATCAGCGCGGGATCGCTGATGCGCGCCGGGATGTCCCAGTCCGCCCCGTCGCGCGAGCGAAAGAGCGACAGGCCGGTCCAGGGCCCCGCGACACGCGGGGCAGCAAAAAGATACTGCCGTGTGGCCACGCCGCCGGTATCGTGGCGATCGCGCAGCAGCGGGACCTGCGGTACGACCCACCGTGAGGGCACATCGCCCAGCACGCCCGAGGGCCGAACGCCGGAACCGGTCGCGCCGATGGCGTCAGAGACATAGGCCGATCCGATATGCCGCACGCCCTTGGCGCGCAGCTCCCAGTCTGCACCGATCTCGATCTGCGTCAGCCGAACCGCGATCTCGGCTCCACCCGGCGCCTCCACACGCAGCAGATCGGTGGGATCGAGGCGCAGAAACCCCGGCCGTAGCGCGAACTCGACGGCATCGCGCTCGATCCAGGCCGAGGCCATGAGACGCTCGGCGATGCGCCTTGCCTCGGTGGCCTCAAGCGCCATGGGCAGTTCCACGTCGCGCTTGTCGCGCGAGCCCATGGTGGCGACGGGCTGCGAGACCCGGGTGGCGGACTGCGCGCCCTGATTGTAGTCGCCGCCCATCTCCTGGCCCGCCTCCTGGTAGGTCACGGTGATGCGCTCGGGCAGATCGGTCTCCTGCACGCGCTGGAGCTGCACGACGCGGCCGGTCTCGCGCGCTGGCACAAGATCGTCCGCGGTCAGACGCGGCGCTTCATCTGCGGATCGCGCCCTTGGCACAAAGCGGATCCGTTCGTCGGACTCGACCGCATCGAAGGAAAACGCCTGCGCCACCGGCTCGATGGCAGACCGCGCCGATCCCTGCCGGCCGATGGCGTAGCCCCGGAATTGGGGCTCGAGAATCTGCGACACGTCTATATCGGCCGGCCCCAGCCCGACGCGGGCGCAGATATCCGCAATGAGGCTGCCCGGCGTGACGCCTTCGCCGGCGGTGCGATTGAGAAACAGCCGCGTCACCGCAGAGCCGGTCTGCACATAGCCGGTGAGCGTGTCGGAGCGCGCATCATACCCCGCGGCCTCGCCGCCGCCGAAGATGCTGCCCGCGGCAAACCCTTCGGTGAACAGGATCTCCGCGCCGGTGCGCAGATCGACCTGGCTGACCTGCGGCTCGCGATGCCACGCCATGCGCCGGCCCTCGGTGCGGGATTTGGCGATGGCCATGTTCTCCTTGCGGGTGGTGGAGAACGCAAAGAGCGACAGCCGCGTCGCCCAGATCACCCCGTCATCGGGGCGCCATTTGACCGCATAGCGCCCGGCGAGATCACTCAGCGCATCCGGAAACGCGAGCGCGCTGATCCAGACCAGCGCATCATCCACGGGATCATAGACCGCGCCGGCCGGCTCGTATGTGAATCCCGTCGCGTCAGGGTGGATGTCGGCCGGACCGAGAGACCAGTGCCCGGCATTCTCGACGACAGGCTGGGGCGCGCCCGGGCGCAGGCGGAGCCGCTCGATTGGAATGGTGCTGGCCGTGCCGGTGTTCGACGTGCGCAGGATCCATGCCTCGCCGAGGCCTTCGCCCACGAGGCCCTGCACGATATTCTCGACATTGGTCGGCCCCGGTCCCATGCGCGGCAGATTGGCGAGGAACTCCATGGTGTCGGCCCGGACGCAGCCATGACCGCCGCCGAAGCGCCCCGAGGCGATCAGCACATCGACTGGCCCGGTCAGGCTGAGCGCGCGCATCCAGCCGAGTGTCGTGAGGGATACGAACCCGCCTGCGTTGTTGCTCAGGCTGTTGCTGCGGCGCCCGAAGCTGTCCACGATCGCCATGGCGTCCAGATCGATCTTCACGATCGGCTTGGTGTTGCTGATGCCCAGCTGGGTGTAGGCATACCCGTCGCCGCCGATGAAGCAGTGATCGAACCCGAAATTATCCTTGTAGAGGTTCAACGCCTCGGCCAGCGCGTCGGAAATCATATCCTCGGGCCGGGCCTGCGCCAGCTCCTCCATCGTGCGCAGATCGAACAGCCGCAGACCGTCCGGGGACAGCATGAGCTGGCGCTGGCGCTGCCAGTCGGTGGCCCCGTAGCTTGTCAGCACGCTGTCGAGCGGGCCGCCCGGCAGGTTGGTGCTCTTGAGCGCGGGGAAGGCTTCCTGCGCGTTGAACGTCACCTCGGCGGTGATGTTGGGAATGCGGTTGCCGAAGTTTTCCAGCGGCAGATCCTCGAACACCAGATAGGCCAGCCCGCGAAAGGCCGGCGTCCGGCCATGACCTTGCGTGGCCTCGATCAGCGGATCGGGCAGCTGGTCCTCGCTGCCTTCGTGGAACCGGAACTCCAGACCGGGGATCGACACGTCCGGGTTGGTGCCGCGCGCGTCATGGATGAGCTTGCCATCGGCCCAGATCCGGATGAGGTCGCCGGCCGGGCCTTCGGCGAGGCCGAGCGCGAAGGAGGCAGAGTAGCCATAGGTGGTCTGGCGCTGACCGCCGCCGCCCTTGCCGCCCACCTTGCGGGTCTGGCGTTCCTCGCGAATCCCGGGCGCCCAGATCACGTTGCCGGAGGCGCGCATGGTGCCGTAGATGAGCGGGATCGGCGCGCCCCAGGCCGAGGAGGTCACCGACAGATCGCGCAGCCGCGGGCCCTCGATATCCGGCTGGTCCGGGCCGAACAGGAGCGAGCCGACGGTCGAGCCGATCAGCCAGCCGGCCTGCCAGCCGAGCCCGAGCGCCGTGCTGCCGAGCGCGCCCGCGCCGGCGATGGCCAGCACCGCCATCAGACCACCCCCGGAATGCGCCATGCCGCGCGCCGGCGCGCCAGCCATGGCTCGATCAGCGGCTCCTCGAGCACGCAGCGCCGCAGCGCATGCGCGTGCAGAAGGTGCGGGACGCCGTGCCGCGCGGTGAGAAAGCCCGCATGGCACGGGTAGCTCGTCTCGGCGAAGACCAGGATATCACCGGGGTGCGCGTCGGTGAGGGGAAGCGGGTCGAGATCGACGGCAAACGCTTCCAGCAGCCTCGTGCCGGTCGCGCGCCGGTCATAGCCCGTCACATCGTGATGCGGCACGCCAAGCGCATCTGCGACCACGATCAGCAGCCCGATGCAGTCCACGCCGGCCGGCCCGCGGCCCTGATGGCGCCAGCGCGCCCCGATCCAGCGCCGGGCTTCGTTGACTATCTCCTCACTTTGCATTGGGTCATCCTGCACTGGCTTACCGGGCATTGGGCGTCTCCGTCAGCTTGTCGGCGCCCGGCACGAAGGGATCGCCCCGGAAATTGAGCACATTGTCGAAGCGATCGATGCAGGTCGTCAGCCGCTTGTCGCAGCCCGGATAGATCTCGAAGGCATCACCCGTGCCGACCGGAAAGGGCGGCGGGAAGGAGAGCACCAGATCGCCCGTCGCCAGATCCGAGCCGCGTACCTCGATGGCCCGGCCGCTGTTCTGGCCCGACGTGAACCGGATCACGCCGCCGGCGAACCAGTCGTCGGGTTTGTCGGTGATGTCGATCGCGGCCGTGAACGAGAGCGCATCGAGCGGTGCGGTGACGAGGCCCGGTCGCGTCCATTGCGGGTCACCGATCTCCACGCCGCAGCGCGCATCGCCGAGATCGGCGCGGCAGTCGGGCGTGTAGGGCTCGATCAGTCTTTGTTCGAGCACCTGGGACATGCCGCGCAGTTCGGTGCGCCACTGGCCCTCGCTCGACAGCATGACCTCGCCCAGCCAGCCGCGGCGCAGCCGGAGGGTGCCCTGCGACGGATCCTGCCAGTTGACCACGAAGATCCGCACCTCGGCGCCGTCATAAAGCCCGGCCCGCAACGCGTCCGCCTCGAGCCCGGCATCGTCGAGCACGCCCTCGAGATCGACATTGCCGACCGCCAGCCCCGCCTCGGAGGCCACTGCGGTGCGCGAATAGCCGGCGCGGGCGCGGTAAATCTCGCGACCGACCGCGAGATCACCATCGTGATCGGTCGCGCGAAACACCACGCCGTCGCGGCGCGCCAGCCGCCAGCAGGTGGCCAGCGTGAGCACATCACCCTCGAGATGCGCGGCCAGTTTGGGGGATACCGTCTTCATGACATCACCTTCATTCGCGGATCTCCACCACGGTGATGCGGCCCCATTGCTGCATCTCGAAGGTCTCGACGGTGAGATCGGCGGCATCGGTGTCGAACCGCGCCGGTACGTCGAACTCGTAGTCTGCGGTGATCGCGACGCCGGGATCCGGTGCGTCCGAGAAGGTCACGAGGCCGGTGGTGTGATCCACCGAAACCCCGGACGTGGCCTCCACACCATCGCGATAGACCGTGACCGTTCCCTCGACCGGCCGCGTGATACGCCGTTCATGAACCACGCCGCCACTGTCATAGCGCCGGACCAGCTGAAACGCGGTCTGTACGCCATCCCCGGTTCCCAGCAGCTGCCCGGCCGCCCGAAAGTCGGTCCAGTCCTTGAACCGAAACCCGTGCGCGCGCCCGCGGCGGGCGTAGAAGAAGGCGAGGAATGCGGCGACATCGGCGCGGGAGCGGATGCCCGTCGAGACGTTCCATTCGCCCCGAGATCGCTGCCATTGTGCCACGCGCTGCTCGCGGCCGCTCTGCGTGGCGGTGATCGCGGTCAGGAACCGCGGCCCGCCGCTGGCGCCATAGGCGATGTTGGCCGGAAACTGCACATCGTGAAAGTCGGTCATGGATTGCCCTGTCTGTTTAGCGCTACCGATTGCGCCGCGCCCGCGCGATGGCGCGGCTCATCTCGGCGGTGATCTGGCCCTGCGAGCGGCGGAAGCTGTCGGCATTGGGCGTGGTGATCGTCATGTTGACAGTGACGCCGCGGTCGCCGCCACCACCGCGCTGTCCCTCGGCCACCTCGCGGCGCGACAGCACCCGCTCGCCGCGCTGCAGGATTGCGGGGACCTCGTCCGGGCGGAGACCTGGAGAACCGCCACCATGGAACCGGTCCGCCCCGGCGAAGGCCGTGGCCGGCACCTGCCGCTGCGGCAGCGCCGAGACACCGATCACGCCACCGGAATGCGCCACCGCCGCGGTGAGGCTACTTCCAAGCCCGCCCCCGATGCCGCCAAGCGCGCCGCCCAGCCAGTTGGCGAGCGGCCCGAGCACCGCCGAGCGCAGCGCGATGCGGGTGATGTCCTCGAGCACGGAATTGGCCAGATCACGAAAATCCACCTTGCCCTTCGTGACCAGCATCAGAAGCGCGTCCTCGGCGCCGCGAAAGGCGCTGACCAGCGCGTCGCCGATCTGGCGGCTGGTTTCCATCGCGCGCCCGGCATAGCCCTGCAGGCTGTCGGCGACCGCATCCCAGCCCCGCGCCGCCGTCTCGCCCGCCGCCGCGATCGCAGCACCGGCCTCTGTTGCGGCCTCAGCAGCACGACCAGCCGCGCCGCCGGAACCGGAGCCTGAGGTCCCATCCTCCCCGCCGGCGATCCCGTCGAAGGCGTCCCCGATCCCGGCCACGGACTCCGCTGACGCATCGGCCGCCTCCGATGTCCGGGCCAGCACCTCGCGGATCGCCTCGACCGATTCCAGCGGCCCGGTTGCCGCGGCGCGCAGCGCGTCAGCCACGCCTTGGAGCGCGTCCTGCGTGGCGCGGGCGTCCGCAGCATAGGCCCCGAGGCCGAGATCGGGGATCTGGTACTCCCGATCGAAGGCTTGTGTGAACGCCTCTGCCGCCCGGGCCCCGGCATCGCGTGCCGCGCCTGCGAACCGGTTCTCGAGGCCTCCAAGGCTGACATCGTCGAGCGCCCCGATGCGGATCCCGCCGCCGCCCACCGCCCATGCCGGCAAAGCGGCGAGCACCGTGTTGATCCCGGCGATGAAGCGGTTCACCCGCCCGATCACCGCATTGAGCATTCGCTCCACGCCGCGCACCATGGCATTGGCCGCACCGGTCACGACCTCACCCAGTACCGCGGGCAGATCAGACCAGATCGCGCTTGTTGCTGCAAAAGCCCCGCGCCAGGTGTTGATGATCAGCGACGCCCCGCGCGCCACCGCGTCAAGGCTGGCCTGCACGCCATCGGCGACGCTGGCGCGGATCCCGGCCCATGCTGCCACCACCGTCGCGCCGAGCGCCCGCGCGCCGGTGCCCATCCGGTCCCAGACCTCGGCCGCCACGCCGCGCATAAGATCGAGGGCGTCGGAGAAACTCCCCGCCGCGGCGACCAGTCGGCCAAAGCGCAGGATCAGCTCCTGTGCGCCGATCACCAGCGCCACAAACGGCAGCCGGATCAGCGCCCCGCGCAGCAGCGCCAGCGCCGTGGCCAGCCCGCGCACGCTGACAGCTGCGGCCGCCATTCCCGCCACGAAGCGCCCGGCCACCAGCACCGCGACGGCCGCAAGCGTGGCGGCCAGCCGGTCGAGATTGCCCAGCACCAGCTCGATGGCGCGGCCCACCGGGCCGCTGCGCTCCGCGAGTGCGGCCATCGCGTCGGCCACGGCCTCCAGCGCCGGGGCCGCGGCGACCGCCAGCTGGTTGGCCAGCCCGCGCCAGATGAGCCCCAGCCGCGAGATCGCATCGTTGGTCCGCTCGATCTGGGCCGCGTCCTGCGCGGAAACCACGACCCCGAAAGCGCGCACGTCCGCGGTCGCCTGCCGCAGCGTCGCGGTGTCGATCCGGCTCATCGCGATGGAGCCTTCCTCGCCGAAAAGCTGGCCCGCCACCGCGGCCCGCTCGGCAGCAGGGACGAACTCCTCGATGGCGGCGTTGATCGCGCCCACGCGCTCATCCAGCGGCAGCGCGATCAGGTCGGTGGCCGACAGCCCCAGCCGGTCGAGCGCGTCGGCGGCGGGGCCGGTTCCGGCCGCGGCCTGACTGAGACGGCGTGTGAGATCCTTGGTGGCCTGCTCGATGCCCGACATCGCCACGCCCGCCAGCTCGCCCGCGCGCTCCAGCGTCTGGATCGAAGCGACCGTCGTGCCCAGCGACTGCGCCAGCTTGGCCTGGCTGTCGACGACCTGCAGCCCGCTGCGGATCATCGCCGTGCCCGCAGCCCCCAAGGCCGCAGCACCGGCCGCCGCCGCAATCCGCAATTGGCGAAAGAACCGGTCGGCACGCGCATTGGCCGCCTCCATCTCCGAGCCCAGCCGCTGGAAGGCGGTGGCGCCGTCGGTGCCGATGCCCTTGAGCTCGGCACGCACCTGCCGGCCGCCTTCTGCTGCCAGCCGCACCGTGACCTGTTTGGACGCGCTGGTCATTGGGGGGTCCGATCCCTGTTGATGTGATAGTTATGGCGTGTGCGTCTATTGCGGGCGCTGCGCCCGGATCTGCGCGTTCACCGCGCGCACCATCGCCGCCTCGATCACCGGCAGCAGCTCGACAGCCGCACGTGGGTCGAGCCCGCAGGCCGCAGCCATGGCCAGCACCGCGCCCATGTCCCAGCCCAGAACCGCGCCCTCGGCGACGCGCAGCTGGCCCGTGGCCCGGCAGGCGACATCCCAGGCCATCATGCCCTCGCGCGTCAGCGGCGCGTTTTGCCGCGCCGGGCAGGCTTCACAGACTTGCGGGCAGATTTGGGTGCAGTTGCTGCAGTATTGCGCGCCCCCGCCGAAGTGCCACTCGGCGAGGGCGCTGAGGCGTTTTTTTCCTGCTCCAGATGCAGGCCCGGCGCCACGTAGCGCAGCTGGAACGCCTCGAAGATCGGCACGATCTCGAGCAGCGCGTCGAGCCCTTCGGGGGTGAGTTCGGCCGGGGCGTCGTCGGCATCATGAACCCCCGCCCAGTCATCCACGGCCACGCGCGCCAGCGCCTTGGCCAGCGCGATGCCGCGCGCATTGGCGCTGGCACCCTCGGGCAGATCCGCAAGTATCGGTCCCTCGCGCGCACGGTTCATCAGCGAGGTGGTGATCGGGGCCACGCGCAGCTGCACGCCGTGGCCGAGATCGAGCCAGTCAGGGGACGCGTTCAGGTCGAGACGGATCATCAGGGGGCTCCATGGGTTGGGACATCGTTGAGAAGCGCGACCTCGAGCATCACGCCGGTCGCATCTGCGGCGGCGCGCCAGTCGAAACTCGCCTCGACCCCGGCCGGGCCGGTGATCGAATATTTGGGTTTGGGCAGGTAGACCCGCGGCAGCGTGAAGGTCAGCGCATAGCCCTCGGCCATCGCGAAGCCGTAGACCAGCGCGACCGGATCGCCGCTGGCGGCCTCGGCCATCAGCGTCTGGCCATCGAAGCGCACGGTCAGCGATCCCTCGCAGGTGGCGAGGGTGGGATCCGCGCCATCGATGCGGCCATCCTCGCGGATCGACCGCACCCGCTCGATGCCGTTGGAGAAGGTCAGCGAGCCGGCCGTGACGCCCGCCAGCGGTGATCCTGCGCGCACAATGCGCCCGCGCCCCTGGCTGAAGCGGCGCAGCGCAAAGGCGGCGGGGCTTGCGTCCAGCGTCGCACTCGCGGTCTCCTCGCCCTGAGCGACCACCGAGACGGTGGCGTTCGCTGGCCCCTCCTGGCCCATCTGGAATGACAGCTCCTCCAGCACAGCGCCCGCGTGGCGAAAGAAGACCGGGGTGGTAAGCTTCGGGTGCCCGATCTCGATCAGGAAGGACGGGATGCTGTCGGCCCCGCTGCGCCAGACATGGCGATAGCCGCCACCGGTGAGCGTGGGGGTGGCGCGCTGTGCGGCCGAGGCGTCCAGCGTGAAGGCATTGCCGTCCGGGCCGGTGGTGTCATGTGTGATCACCAGCGCGGTGTCGTTCTCGACCGTGTAGCTCGCCACGGAGATGGCGGGATCGCTCGCGGCGTTGAGATCCGAGGCCAGCGCTGCGAGCGTATCGGCCAGCGTCGCGCCGATCTCGGTCTCGTCGCCCGAAGCAACCCCGGCAACAAAGGTCCAGGCCACGCCGTTCAGCGTGAGCGTGTCGCCCGGCACAGGATTATCCGCGAAGGTGATCCGTCCCGCGGCTGCCTGCGACGTGGTCTGCGGATCGCCGAACAGCGCCGTCATCCACCAGCCGGTGCCCTGCAGATCGAACGGGATCTCCAGCTGGCCCTCATCGGTGACAAGCCCGCGATACGGGTCCTGCGCGTTGCGCCCGCGCCCCAGCAGCGGGTCGTCGCCGAGCGGGATGCTCGCCGACAGATCCGCCGTCTTGAAGTCGAGCGCCCGCACCGGGCCCGTGGTGGCCCCGCCATACTGCGTCTCGCGCACGGCCCTGAGTGTGGCATCGGCGCCATAGGCGCGTTGCTTGCCCATGCTGGTCCTCCTGTGATGTTCGAAAACCCGCGCCCTTCCGGCGCGCTCACCCGCTCAGCGGATCGCTGACCTGGTATTCCAGCGTGACCACCAGTGCCGCGGCCAGAAACGGCGCGCCGCCCTCCACCGGGACGGGCTGCAACGCCGGGGCGGACGGCGTCATCAGCTCCACCCGCCCACCGAGGCTGTCGTCATGCGCCAGCGCGGCCCCGATGCGGGCCAAGAGCCCGTCGAGCGCCGCCTCCGCCGCGCCCGGCGGCATGAACGCCTCGATCTCCACGCGGTGGCGGTAGTAGGCCCGCCACGGGCTCAGCGTCACATCCGGCTCGCCAGGATTGCCGTCGCGCAGGATCACCAGCCCTTCGGCCGGCACCCGCTCCGGCAGCATCGCGTTGCGCCGCACCTCGGCGCCTGCGCGCGCGGCCAGCTGCCCCGTCAGCGCTGCAAGGATCGTCTCGCGGGTCGAGGGCATGAAAGAGCTCCGATAGGTGGGCGAGGTCGGTTGACCTGATGCAGCAAGCGTATTGAGGGTGCCTCAGCGCTGGAAACATCGTCCTTGTGCGCACCCAGTCCGGGTGCCAGACACCACCGGGTAGTAAGGGAGAGCAACATTGACACGGCAAGTTCGATCGCGGCACAGATCGCGGCACCGCAAGCGCAAACCGCTGCGCACGGGCGCCCTGATAATCGCGCTCCTGGTTGCCCTCTTCATGCTGGCCGATCGTGGCGATCTTGAGAGTATGCTCTCGGACTTCAGCGGCGCCGACGTTGCCAACAACGACCCTGCCGAGATCTCCGACGCGAACCGGTTCAACGGCCATGTCACTCGCATCGTCGATGGCGACACCTTCTGGATCAGTGGTCAGGATGTACGGATCCGGATCTGGGGCTCGACGCTCCGGAGACCGCCGCGCCCGGAGGCGCTGCCGCCACAGCCGAGCTTGCGCGGCTGACCTCAGACCACGAACTTACGTGCCGCCAGCGCGACATCGACCGCTACGGGCGCATCGTCGGTCAGTGTTTCCTGCCAGACGGACGCGACATCACCGCAGCGATGATCGAAAGCGGCAAGGCAACCGAATACTGCTCCTTCTCGAAGAACCATTATGGGACCTGTTGAGAAATCCTTTCAGCTAAGAACAATAAGCCGGTTAGACTACAATGCACCGCCATCGCGATGACACCTGCTTTCAGACTGTTCGCGCGCTGGACTGGGAGATCAACCGGAGGCGACCCTTCGGCCTCGACCCAGTCACAGAGGGTGAACGCACTCACACAGGAGAACCGACATGCAGTTTCAACTGAATACCGATGCCAACATTGAAGGCGACAAACGCCTGGCCGAAGTGGCCGAAACGGTTGTCACATCCGCACTCGGGCATCTGACCGACCGTCTGTCACGGATCGAGGTGCATCTGTCCGATGTGAATGGTGCCAAGGGCGGGGCCGACGACATTCACTGCACCGTCGAAGCGCGTCCCGAAGGGATGCAGCCGCAGACCGTCACCCACAATGACGCCAATGTGGACGCGGCCCTGCGGGGCGCGTCGAAAAAACTTCGCGCCCTGCTGGACAGCGAATTTGGCAAGCTGGGACGCCGATAGGGCTCCCCGATGACTCGGGCGATCGGGTCATGCGCTGAGATCTCTCCGCATCGCCGTCACCAATCATCGCCGCCCTTCCACCCAGTTCGCCACAATCAACCCCGGCATGCTGTCATGTGCCCGCTCTGTATCCCGATCGAGATCCAGCCGTTTCGGCAGCTTCACCTGCGGCACCAGCAGGAAGATCGGCACGGTGGTCAGGCCCCGCCCGGTCTTCGAGCGCGAGGCAACTGCACGGCCCCCCTTGTTCAGCCGTCCCTCGGCGACAAGCAGGCTTGGGCCGGACCGGCGATAGACAAAGCGCAGGCTCAGACCCGTGCGGCGTTCCCATTCGACCGGGCTGATCCGGCCGCCGCGGCGCGACTTGCCGGCGGCTGCCGTCGGGATCGTCAGCCAGAAGCCTTTGCGCGAGCGGATCAGCGGCCCGGTGTCGTGGGCGCTGACGATATTGGGCGCTTTCGACCAGACGAGGGCTGCGGCGTTCAGGCTGGGATTGCCTTTCGGATACTGCTCGCTTCGGATCGTGCGGGCCAGCCGCATGCCCAGCCCCGCGCCGGTGATCTGGCTGCGCCAGGCGGTCTTGAGGCTGGTCCCGGCCTCGCGCGTCGCCGCCGTGACAGCCTTCTCGCCCGCCTTGATCTCGGCGGCCATCATGGCGGCAAGGTCGGGGGTGATGTCGAGTTTGAGCTTCATGGGGATCACGCTGGCCTCAGGTCCACGGTCCAGACGAGCCGCTCGCGGTCGCGCACCGGCTCGCCCTGAATGAGAAACGCCTCGTCTTCGATCTCGACCCGGTCGCCGGGACGCGGGGCGGGCACTTCCGCCACGCGCAGATCGATCCGCGTGGTCTCCGACCAGATGCGCGCGTCGCCGAAGCCGGTGATGTCGTCCGCGCGACGGGTGACCACGCGGACGAGCCGGGGCGCACCCACATCCGAGATATAGACCGCATCGCGGGCGATGTTGGGATCTCCAAAGAGCGTGTCCATGGCAATGGCGAAGATTGACATGCTGAACGGTCAGTTCGAGCTGTGCAGGCGGATCGCCAGCCGCGGGCGCTTGTTGACCGGCAGTATCGATCCTTCCGTCATCAGGTCGATCCAGCGGCCCTTGGCATCGATCATCTGCCGGGCATAGAGCGGCAGACCCACGGTATTGGCCGTCTCCAGCAGGTTCGCGGGTCCGCCATAGGTGGTGAAGGTCTCGAAGGTGCCGAGCGGGAAGGCGATGCCCTCGCCCGCGGGGATCAGCCGTTCCGATGTGCCGTTGGAAAGCGTCACCGAGCCGTTATATTCCTCGAAGAGGATGCCTGCGAAGGGAAAGGCGCGGCGCATGTCCTCGCGCAGCGGCTGGCCGCCGGTGGCCGAGTAGAACTTGTAGGCGTCCTCGGTCTTGGGATGGCTGATCAGCTTGTCGAAGAACTCCGAGCTGACCAGCGCATGCGCGGTGGTCATGGTCTCGCCCAGCAGGTTGTCCTCGATCCCGCGCAGGGTCTCGCGGACCTTGCCCTGGATGTTGGTGCCGGCCGTGCCGAAGACGAAGTCGACGGAGATCCGTGTGAGCCCGAACTCGGTGAAATAGTCGTAGAGCGTGGTGCCCGCGCCGTCCTTCACGATGCCGCGCAGCGCGTTCATCTCCATGTATTCGCGGGTCTGGGCATGCTTGCGGCGCATCAGCGTGAGCTTGCGGTTCATCACCTCGACCAGCGGATCGGCTGTGTCCGAGACGCCAAGCGCCGGCATGCCCTGAATATCCGAGGGCAGGATCACATCGTCATGCGGGATCCACGGGAGTGCAAAGCTCCGCATGGAGCGCTGCTCGCGGTTGCCGACGGTGGCGGGTGCGCCGAGCGGGACCGAGGGCAGCAGGCTGAGGACGCCCTCGCGCTGCTCGATGACGATGGAGCGTTGCGTGACGCCTTCGAAGCGAAACAGGCCGATCTGGCCAAGGCGGGTGTAGAGATTGGGCAGGATGTTGATGGCCTGCGTCATCTCGGCGAGCGAATAGCCGCCCGCGTCGAACGGGTTGCGGGTAAGGGTCATGGAGATCTCCGGGGAAAGAGGGGCGGGAAACAGGGCAGAAGCGTGAGGCGGTGCTCAGCACGAGGCGGCGCTCGCGGCCCGATCAGGCGGTGTCGCGGGCAATGATCCCGAGGGCTGCCAGCTGGCTGATCTTGGTGGTGATCTTGGTCGCGTCGTCGACGGTGCCGTCGTAGGCCAGCGCGGCGCGCGACACGATGGCGGGGCCGCGCACAAGCACCACGCCGACGGCATCGGCGAGCGTGGCATCGACCGCGTAGAGCAGCACGGCCCCGGCGGTCTGCGCGCCGTCCGAGCCGCCGGAGGTGCCGAGCTTGTACTTGCCGCTGGCAGTGATGCGGCCCAGCACCGACCCGACGGGATAGGCCATGCCGGCGAGCAGCGGGACGGTTTCACGGGTGTAATTCGGGTTGACCTCGTATTTGAGGACATCGCCCATGGTGGGCGGTTGGGTCAGAACGGGCATGTCGGGGATCCTTCAGGGCCATGAGAGAAGGGAAATCCCCTGCCGGAGTGGTGCGGCGGGGGGATCGGTCGGGCATTGGTTTGTCGGGAGGTAGGTCCAGGCGCAGCTGGGGCGTCAGGTGCGTTTGCCCGCGGCTGCGTCCCGCTTTGCCGCCGCGATGAGCGGGCTTTCCGTCGCCTGTGGCAGGACCGGCGAGAGCGGCGCCGCCACAACGTCGCGGGCATCGGCAGCGGCACTGGCGCGTTGGAGCACGAGGCTGCGCAGGGCCTCGGGGGTCGTGCCCTCGCGCAGCGCCTTGGCCGCATCAATGGCGATGCCGAGGCGGCCCGCCTGAGCGGCGATCTCGGTGATCTCCGCCGCCTCCTGGCGCAGCTGCGCCGAGAGCTCGGCCAGGTTGCCGGGGTGAGTTGCTGCCGGCGTGGTGGTGGCTGATGCTTCAGGGGCAACTGGTGCGGCGGGCGGTGCCGGGCTCTCCGAGGCAGGCGCTGCGGGCATCCTGGCGGCCGGCGCCTCATCATGTTCGGCGTTGACCGAGCCATCGGCCGGGACATTCGAAGCGGCATCCTTCGGGTCCTGCGCATCCGTGGTGATCTCCTGCGCGGTGTCATCATTGTCGGTCTCTTGGGCCATGGCGGTCTCCTTTCGGGTGGTGGTTTGGGGGCTGGATCGGGATGGTTGAGCGAATTGCACGCGCGGACGCGGCAGCGTGTTCGCGCGGTCGACATGCGCGCGAAAACTGGCAAAGCCGGCTGCGAGATCGGTGACCTCGTCGGCCAGCCCCGCGGCGACAGCATCGGTCCCGCGATAGATCGCGGCCTCGGTCGCGAGCGCGGCGTCCTGGCTCAGGGGCCCGGCGCGACCCGCGGCGACGGTCTCGGCGAAGAGAAACCGCAGCACATCGATCTCGCTCTGGATGTCGTCACGGACGCTTTCGGGCAGCGGCGCGTAGGGATTGCCGTCGACCTTGTGGGCGCCTGCATGGATCAGCGTGACCTGCACACCGTCCTGATCGAGCTGGCCGCTCAGGTCCGCATGCATGACGACGACCCCGATGCTGCCGACCGCGCCGGTGCGCGGCAGCAGGATGCGGTCCGCCTGGCTGGCCAGCGCGTAGCCAGCCGAGAAGGCGTGTTCGGCCACAAAGGCCCAGACCGGCTTGTCGCGCCGCAGCGCGCGGATCCGGTCTGCCAGATCGAAGACCCCTGCGACTTCACCGCCGAAGCTGTCGATCTCCAATGCAACCCCGCGCACAGCAGGATCGCTGGCGGCCGCCTCGATCTGGACGGCGATGCCCTCATAGCTGGTCTGGCCTGAGGACTCCCCGATCCAGCCACCGCGATGGATCAGCACGCCGGAGATTTCGATCACGGCGATCCCGTCGATGACCGGATAGGGGGCCTCTCCATGCTCCTGAAAATCACCGAGCAGGCCCTTGGCAATGATGCTCGCATGGGCAGGCAATCGCGTTGCACTTTCCAGAGCGTCACCCTCGTTCGTCATCTCGACCCGACGCCCCAGGATGCGGGGTCCAAGCCCCGACAGGAACGCCATGGCCTTGGCGGGCTCGACCAGCAGCGGCGTGTTGAAGGCGCGCGCGGCAATGCGGGCGTGAAGCATCAGGGCTGGTCCTCGTTTGGGCGCGGGCGGGTCTCCGCGGTGTGGTCATCGTCGTCGGCGTCGTCAGACGGGGTCCCGTCTCGATCATCCCCGTCAACCGGCACGTCCGCTGCGCCCTCCGCGCCCTGTGCGGGCGATCCCGGACGGCGGAAGTCGAGGCCCAGTGCGCGCTCGCGGGCGTGTTCGGCGGCGATCTCGCGGTCGACCTGCTCGGCGTCAAAGCCGCGCTCGGCGATGGCCTGCGTGCGGGATTTGAGCCCCGCCTCGATCTGGGCGATCTCGGCATTGGCGTCCTTCAGGGGATCGACCCAGTCCCATTTGGTCGGCAGCCAGTCGGCAGTGAGCAGGCGGGATCGGTTGGTCTCGTATCGTGGCAGGGCCAGCGCCCCCGACAGCACGGCCGCATCCATCCAGCGCGCATAGACCGGGCGGCAAAGCTGATACACCATCACCGAATGCTGCCAGGCCGAGACGCGACGGCGGAACTCGATCAGGGCCAGGCGCGAGTTCGAGAAGTTTCCCTTCACCATGTCATTGGCCAGATACGGATAAGGGATGCCCAGCGCCGCCGAGATCTGCAGCAGCGTGCGGTACTGGAACGGCTCGTAGGTCGCGCCGCTATCGGCGGGCTGGCCGACGGTGACATCCTCGCCCGGATCGAGCCGCACCACCTGTCCGGGGCTGATCTCGACGCCGCCCGGGTCGTCCTCGTCGCCGGGCGGGGCCAGCGGGTTTTCCGGCGCCGGCGACGTGACGAACATCGCATACATCGCCGCGACCTTCTTCCGGTCGAGCTCGGCATCGTCATACTGGTCGAGGAGGAACAGCTTCACGATGGCCGGCGCCAGTTTCGAGACGCCTCGCAGCTGACCGCCCTCGACCGGGTCGATCACATGGATCACCTCGGAGGCCGGCACTCGCGTGATCTCGCCGGCAAGGCCCGGCTCCGTGCTATCGCCCGGGTGACGGCGCAGGAAGTGATAGGCGACGCGACGCCCGATCCGGTCGAACTCGATGCCCTGACGGATTGCGTTGCCATTCGCCGCGGTGCTGCTCTGTTCCAGTGGCAGCATTTCCGCGGGCAGCATCTGCAGCTGCAGCGGCACGCTCAGCCCGTCGCCTGTGCGCCGCAGCCGGATGCGGAAGAACACCTCGCCCGCGATGAAGACCTCGCGCGCGGCCCGGCGCTGCAGCCCGTAGAAATCAGTCAGCCCCTCGGCATCGGCCTCGTCGGTCCAGGCCAGCCACAGCCGCTGCAGCTCTTCCTTGCGTGCAGGATCGGCGATCTTCGAGATCGGCTTGATCCCGTCGCCCGCGGTATTGGCGGCCCAGCTTTCCACCGCGTTCACCGCATAGCCGTTGTTGCGCACCAGCCACCGCGCCCGGGCGGTGATGTCGGGACCACTGGCTGCAATCAGCGCATTGACATGCGCGCGCGTCGCGCGGAACCCGCGCAGCCGACGGTGGTGCTGGCCTGCGTCGAACCCGCCGATGAAGGCCCCGAGGCGTTGCCGCCAGTTCATCGCGGTCATCACAGATCCTTTGCGGCATAGGGGCGGAGGATGCGACGGCCGGTGCGGTCCAGCGCCGCAATCCGGCGCTCGATATCCGCGATCGCGGCCGCCAGTTCCGCGTCCGAACCATAGGTCACGGTCTTGCCGTCATAGCTCACGCTGCGCGTGCCGCTGTAGCGCGCGGTCAGCAGCGCGCCGTGGTGGCGTTTGAGATCGTCGAGGGTCATGCTCATTCCATGTACTTGGGCGTGCTCACCCGCCAGCCGCGTCGCCGGGGTGTGGTCACGCGCCCCGCTTGCGGCTCGGTGGGTGTCTCGGGTGCCGCGTCCGGCTCGGGGGTGGCGGTCTCCACCCCGGCCTGTTTCTCGAGGCTCTGCCACATCCGCGCGTCGAACCGGTCCGCGCCGAGGATCCACGCCGCAGCCCTTGCATAGATGCGGATATCGAGCGCCTCGTTGCGCTCGCGCATCTTCTGCCATTCCTGCCGGGCGTAGCCGCGCTTGTTGCGGATCGTGACCAGCTGCTCGGCGACCAGCTGTTTCAGCCATTCGCTGTCGGCCCAGTCAGGCAGGTGGATCGTGCCGGCCGGGTTGGGTGCCTCTTCCTCTGTCGCGCGCTCCAGCCGCAGATAGCGATAGGTCTCGGCCTTGAAGGTGGCGGTGGCCACGCTCCAGAGCCGCGCGCCGCGTTTCAGCTTGCGGCCGTTTACCGTGGCATCGACGAAGGTCGGCCCCGAGACCGGCGTCGCCCGGTTGAAGCCTTCCAGCCCCTTGACCGGCGCCACCTGCGCCGTGCCCTGCTGACGCGCCCAGGCATGGACGGCGGCGGACTCGTAGCCGGTATCGATGGCGAGTTTCGCCAATGTCATGACCGCGCCCTTCTCGTGCGTCCATGTACGGCCCAGCAGTGCCGTCAGCGTCTCCCAGCAGGCGGGATCGTCAGGCCCACCCGGGATCACGATGTGATCCACGAGCCAGCTTTCCAGACCTCGACCCCAGGCCCAGACATCGACCTCGATGCGATCCTTCTGCACATCCGCGCCGGCGGTCAGGAACAGACCCTGTTCCGGGATCTGTGCCGGATAGGTCTCGCGCCGGTCCGCGAGCCGCTGCCAGTCCGGCGCCTCGCCGCTCTCGACCCATGTCTCGCCCAGCAGCGTGTTGCGCGCCGCGCGCAGCATCTCGTCCGAGCCTTGTGCTGCCAGCCAGTCGCGCGCGATCTGCGCCCAGCTTTTCCAGCCGATCGGTGAGTAGAGCGCCGAGAGGTGGAACCCGATGGCCGTCGGGTCCGTCGCCGTCGCTGTTGCCCGCCACTCGCCCCGTTCCAGCATCGCCGTCTTGTGATGCTCGGCGATGGGGCGCGCGCAGCCCTCGCAATGGTAGGCTGCGGTCTCCGGCTGGTCCTTGTCCCAGCGCAGCCGCTCGAACTGCAGCCACTGCATCGCCTTGCAATGCGGGCACGGCACGAAATACCGCCGCTGGTCGCTGGCCTCGAACTCGCGCTCGATGCGGCTCAGCCCGCGGATGGTCGGCGTCGAGACCATGAACACCTTGCGCCGATGCGCGAAGGTGGTGGTGCGGGCTTCGGCCAGCGTGACCGGGTCACCCTCCTCGTCGGCCGAGGCCGGATAGGCATCGACCTCGTCGAGAAACACGTAACGCGCCGGCATCGAGCGCAGGCCGGTGGCCGAGTTGGCCCCGGTGAGCACGAGGATGCCGCCGGGGAACTCCTTGGACAGCATCGAATTGCCCGCGTCCCGCGAGCGCGCGGGCCTGACGCGCTCCTTCAGCGCCGCGCTGTCCTCGATCAGCGGATCGATCCGCCCGCGCGAGCTGCGCTTGGCCATTTCCACCGTGGGCAACACCGCCAGCATCGGCCCCGGCGCGTGGTGGATCACGAACCCGATCCAGTTGTTGCCGGCCTCGGTCGCGCCCACCTGCGCGGCTTTCATGAACGAGATCCGCTGTGCGGAGTGGCCGGGTGACAGCGCATCCATGATGGCGCGCAGGTAGGGCGTGCGCACGGTGCGGTACCGCCCGGGTTCGGCCGAGGCGCGCGACGACAGCCAGCGATGCGCATCCGCCCAGCCCGACACGGTCAGATCCGGATCGGGACCTAGGCCGCGCCGCCAGGCGCGCAGGATGACCTCGGCGCCCTCAAAGCCGAGATCAAGGTCCGCGGTCAGGTCGTCGCCGTTCAATCCCTCGTCATGATGTCCGTCATTCAAGCGAGACCCGGAGGTCTGCGAGGGCGGTGAGCTGCTCTCGGACATGCGCTTCCAGCACCCTTTGCAGGATCGCCGTCTCGATCGTCACGGCCTCCCCTGATGCGGCTTCCATCTCTGCGGCCAGTTGCGCGGCCATCAAGGCGGCCACGCGCGTGGGCCAGGTCACCCAGACATCGCGCTCCTGCCGCGCGAGGCGGAAGACCAGCGTCTCGGCCCGCGCGCGATCCACCAGAACGCCCTTCTTGCGCTGGATCGATAGCTGACGCTCCTGCGCCTGGTAGACCGTCAGCGCTGTGCGGGCCTTCAGATACGAGGCGCTGTCGCCGGGACCGGAAACCGCGCCAGCCGTGTCGCCATTCCCGACACCACCCGCGGACCTGTGCTGCTGATCCGGATCCGTCATCTCTGCTCGCCGCGCATCCGAGGCGGCCGCGTTGATCGAGCCGTCCGGATACAGCACCAGCCGCCCCGTCTTGCGCGCTTTCTGCACGGCCCCGCGCGAGAGCCTGGAATGCGCGGCATAGGCACGCTCAGAGAGACCTTCCATGACCCAATGCGCCCCCTTAGTCCGTTGAATATAAACGGTTAAGATCGTCTAATTCAGTTGATTACGCTCCGGATCGGAGCGATTCTCGGATCAGGACAACACAGCCTGATCGGAGACACGCCCATGACCATCGCCCAACGCTACAACACCGAGGCCGCCCGCTTGCTGCCGCATATGGCAGAGGACCTCGCGGTCGATCCCGCGATCACCACGGCAAACGACATAGACGAGATCGTCTTTCGCCGCAGCGAATACCTCGGCGGGATGGCCTGCGCCATCGTGGCCATGATGGAACAGCAGCACGGAGACACCGCATGACCGCCATCACCACCATCCGCATCGATCACGACACGCTGCCCGACCCTTTGAGTCGCAAGAACCCCGACGCCGTCGCCGACACCATCGAGGCCGCGCTGCGCGAGGCCGGGATCGATGCCGAGGCGTCGGACGTGATCTCGCATCTCAAGATCGAACTGCCCACCAGTCAGCTTGCCGCCGCCAGCACCGTGCTGGCGGGCATGGGGCTGATCTGATCAGAACCGGGGCAGAACGCAATCTTATGATGCTGATTTGCCTACACTTTCCGGTCCGCCAGAGCGATCATGATGCTACGGAAGCGATGCAACCCACCCAACGGAGCCAGACCATGACCCGCCTGAACCCGCAAACCACGCCCCGCCACCAGCTGCGCGCCGAGAAGGCACGAAGGAACAAGGGTGAGACCGGTTCCGCCACCGGTTCGAGGAACCGGTCGAACGCTTTGAACGCCTTCATCGGCAAGAAAGCAGAGATCGACGAGAGGCTCGCGCGCCTGCAGGCACTCAGCGACGACCACTTCAACTGCCATCCCGACGAGGTGGGCTGGGCGATGGTCGGCACGCTGGATCACTACAACGGCTTGCTCAAGCGCATCACAGACAGCGCTTTCGGCGAGGGTGAATACGAAAAGTAACCCGTCCGGTTTTGACCCCGGATGGCCCGCCGACTGGCGGGCTTCACCCGGTAGGAGGCCGCGCAATACCGCGCCGCCCCGTCAGCACAAGAGGCTCCCATGCCAAAACTCACCGATACCCAGTCCATCGTCCTCAGCCGCGCGGCCACCCGTCCCGGCAATCTGGCCATGCCACTGCCCGACGGGCTGCACGGGGCCGCCGCGAAGAAGTCTGTCGCCGCGATGATCGCGCGCGGCTGGCTCCAAGAGGTCGAGGCCGACCTGCGCCGCGGTGATCCGCTCTGGCGCGAGACCGGCGATGGTCATGGCACCACGCTCGTCGCCACCGAGGCCGGGCTCGAAGCGATCGGGATCGAGCCGGTCGCGGCCAACACGGTGACCAATCCGCGCAAGGCCAGGCCGGATCCCGCGCCGACGCCCCAATCGACCGATGCCCCAAAACCCGTCGCCGTCCGGGCAGGCACGAAACAGGCCCAGATCATCACGCTGCTTCAGCGGCCCGAGGGGGCGTCCATTGGTGAGATCGTCGAGGTGACGGGATGGGCGCCGCATTCAGCGAGAGGCATGATCTCGGGCGGGCTCAAGAAGAAGCTCGGTCTCGCGATCACTTCAGCGAAGGAACAAGGACGAGGAACGGTGCATCGAATCGCGTGACACGATCCCACGCTGCCGCCGGTCAGGCTGATTGGGGATCCGCCAAGTCCGACCAAAAGGGTCAGGTGACGGCTTGGAGCCCTGATCGATCTTTTTTTCAAGATGAGACTGAGGAGGCGTTATGCCGCAAACGGGCCGGAGCGGCAAGGTGCCGAGCGGTCGTCTCGTGAATCGTGGTTCCTATCGACCGCGTTCACACAGGCTTGTTGTTGAAACGATTATCGTCATCAACCAATCGGAGCGTGGGGACGGGCCTCGGCGTCGAGGTGGCGATCAGATCGCGCAATAGAACCATGCCTTGCGTTTTCGCTTCATAGCCATCCGAAGCAATCAGACGCTCGACCTCGATCAGCTGCCTATTCAACTGAATAATGTTCATTTCATTCCCTTCCCATTCAAGGACATCGAATAGCTTGCCTTGGGGGGCAACCGACGGAACTCATGAACATGACTTTTGAAAACATCGCAAAATTACAAATCCTGGACGCAACTGAATGGTTCTCGTAAAAAGCGCACGAGCTCCGTCTGTCGTGCCCGCCGCAGCCCTCCTCCGACCGCAGCAAACAGGCGGTTCATACCGCTTAAAATGTGGCGTCCCACTAACACAGGTTAGGATTGCAAGTTCATTAGGTAACGTGAGGGCGTTTGCGATCATCAGGCCGCCGGGCCTCTGACCAATGCCCGCTTTGTCCGCACTGCCGACGCACGCTATCGTCCTTGCGCGGCTTCGAACAGCCTGCGCAGCGCGTAACTGCGAAGGAGCGATATGCCGGTGAAGACCCCGCCCAGCGCCAGGTTCTCGCCGAGGCTCGCCTGCACACCGAACCATGGGAACACCACGATCTGCGAGGCGACCGCCAACGCATAACCCACCGCAACGTTGGTTATTGCCTCGATGAGCGACATGCGGCGCGACTGCGTCATGCGCGCGTCCTCTTGCGGCGCGCAGGTTTCACTGCCTCCTCTTGTTCGAGGATCTGACTGGCTGTTCGCCCGGTCGCCAATTCCCAGCGCCGCACGGCCACATCGCAATAGGCCGGATCCAGCTCGACCGCGTAGCAGCGTCGCCCGGCGCGCTCTGCCGCGACCAGCTGGCTGCCCGAGCCGCAGAACGGCTCGCAGACCAGATCGCCGGGATCGGTGAAGGCCGTGAGCACCGCCTCGACCAGCGCCACCGGGAACACCGCGGGGTGTTTTCCGGCGGCCCCCAGCCCGCCCTTGTGGCGCATGACGCGGAAGACGCTGTCGGGAATGCGGTGGCTCTGGATCGCGTTGCCGGTGCCGGTCTTGGGCCTGACCTGGCCTTCCGTCGTGCGCAGCCCACCGCCGCCGAGGGTTTCGCCCGCGTGCTTGGAGGGCACGGTCTTGTGCGGTTTGCGCGGCGCGCGGTTGAAGTGGAAGATGAACTCGTGCGAGGGCGCGAGCCGCCCATTCCAGTCGCCGGGTAGGCCCGGCCCCTGATCCCACACATACCAGCCGAACCGTCTCCACCCTTGCGTGCGCATCCAGGCGACCCAGCCCTCCCAGTACGGGATCCACTCGCCATCGCGGTGGACCAGGCCGAGATTAACCAGAAGCTGAGCGGAACCCGTGACAGGAACTGCGACAAAGACACCCTGCATCAGCGCATCCCAATCGCCGAGATTCTCCTTTGCTGCGCCATAGTCGCGCTGCTGCGCGTAGGGCGGGGAGGTGAACACCAGTGTGGCCGCCTCATTCTGCATCAGCCGCGCCACCACCGCCGGATCGGTGGCATCGCCGCAGATCAGCCGGTGGTCGCCCAACGCCCAGATGTGGCCCGGGCGCGTGATCGGCTCGGCCGGGGGCTCGGGGATCGTGTCCGCGGTGTCATCGTCGATGGGCGCGCGGTCGTCGACATCGGCATCATGCAGCAGGGCGTCCAGCTCGTCCTCGGGAATGCCGATCAGCCCGAGATCGAAGTCCTCGGCCAGCAACCCGCGCAGTTCTTCCAGCAGCAGCGCCTCGTCCCAGCCGCCGAGCTCGGTGAGTTTGTTGTCGGCGATCCGGTAGGCCCGACGCTGCGCCTCGGTCAGATGGTCCAGCACGATGACCGGCGCCTCAGTCAGCCCCAGCTGTGCGGCGGCCAGGACGCGGCCATGGCCTGCGATCAACTCGCCGTCCGCAGCCACAAGGCAGGGTACCGTCCAGCCGAACTCGGCCATGCTTGCGGCGATCCGCGCCACCTGGTCGGCGTCGTGGGTCTTGGCATTGCGCGCATAGGGTTTGAGACTGGCCAACGGCCACTGCGCGATCTGGCCCGGCAGAAGGGGCACAGTCATGCGGCAAGCCTCTTCGCCTTCAGCGCCACGAAACTCTCGCCGGTCTCCGTCAGGACCGCGTCCTCGCCGGTGAAGGCTTGCCAACGCTCGATGGCGACATCGACATAGGCCGGGTTCAGCTCGACACCGTAGCAGACGCGCCCGGTGGTTTCCACTGCGATCAGCGTGGTCCCGGATCCCATGAAGGGCTCATAGACCGCCTGACCGGGGGCCGAGTTGTTCAGGATCGGGCGGCGCATGCACTCCACTGGCTTCTGCGTGCCGTGCACGGTCTCGGCATCCTGATCGCGGCTGGCGATCTGCCACAGCGTCGTCTGCTTGCGATCCCCCGCCCAATGCCCCTTTCCCTTTGCGCGCACGGCATACCAGCAGGGCTCGTGCTGCCAGTGGTAATCGCCGCGGCTGAGCACCAGCCGGTCCTTCGCCCAGATGATCTGCGACCGGATGGCGAAGCCCGACGCGGTCAGGCTGTCGGCCACCTCTCCGGCATGCAGCGCGCCATGCCAGACATAGGCGACATCGCCCGGAAACAACGCCCAGGCCTCGCGCCAGTCGGCGCGGTCGTCGTTCAGCACCTTGCCCGTGCGCTTGGTGCTGGCCGCGCCCGCCTGGTTGCGCCAGCCTGGATCATACGCGACGCCATAGGGCGGGTCGGTGACCATCAGCTGAGGTTTCACATCGCCCAGCAGCTGTCCGATCACATCGGCGGACGTGCTGTCGCCGCAGATCAGCCGGTGCGCACCGAGTTGCCAAAGGTCGCCCGCGACAGATACCGGCGTGACCGGAGCCTCCGGCACATCGTCTTCCCCCTCAACCGGGCCATCCCCACCCAGCGCCTCGGGGTCCTGCAGCAGCGCATCGAGGTCCTCGTCGGTGATGCCCAGCAGCGTCAGGTCGAAATCCTCTGCCAGCAACCCCGCGATCTCGTCGCGCAGCATAGCCTCGTCCCACTCGCCCAGCTCGGTGAGCTTGTTGTCGGCGATCCGGTAGGCCCGGCGTTCCGCCTCGTCGAGATGACCAAGCCGGATCACCGGCACCTCGCTCAGCCCCAGCATGGTTGCCGCCAGCACCCGGCCATGCCCGGCGATCAGCTCGCCATCGTCGGCCACCATGCAGGGCACTGTCCAGCCGAACTTTGCCATGCTGGAGGCGATCTTCGCCACCTGGTCGTCGCCGTGCATCTTGGCATTGCGGGCATAGGGGCGCAGCCGGTCGATCGGCCACGTCTCGATCTCGCTTGGCGCGAAGACAAGGTCCATGGGGCGGGTCTCTGATTTGGGGCAAGGCGGACAAACGCATGCGCGCCGCCGGGATGGCCGGCGGCAGAGTCGGGATCCGCGTTATGGGGAAAAAGAAAACGCCCGCGAGGAGTTCCCTCCGGACGCTATTCCTCGATTATCAAGGGGTACGTCAAGGGGGCTAGAAATGTCAAACCATTTTTTGACCTGGAATCAACAAGTTCTGTCCAGCCCCTTGAGACCTGCTGAAACGGGGTGGCTTCCAGCGCAGGTGGCCTCCTCAAACTGGCTCAGGTGGATTCTTGACTGAAATAGTAAAATCCACCCTTGGCCACGAAAAAATGCCGCGCAAACTTCTGTTATCACGAAGAATAATTTCGGGCGTTGCCGCAGGTGGCTTCAGGGTGGATTCCCCGGTGAGGAATCCAGTCGCTAGCGAAATGGCGCGCTCGTCCCCCCCGTATACGTTTGGGGCCGGGGAGGAACCATGCCAGGGGGGGGGGAGGCACTTGGTCATGCTTTACCTGACAACCGGCAAGTCTGAGATCCGCGTTGTGTAGCGCGGGCTGCGATGATTGGCGCGCGTCTGCCAAGAGCGTGACAACCCTTCACTGGCCAGCACCATCGTCTTTTTGCCGAACCGACTGTTTACCGCGTCGAGCGCCGTCATCAAGACAGGTGAACGGCTGGGTGCATCAAAGAGCGTTCTGGGACGATCTTCCAAGGGTAACAGATCATCCAACATGACGCCCGCTTTGGTAAAGGCGTAAGTTTGGTTATAAATCTTCGGCCAGGCTGCGATCGTGCAGCGCCTGGCGGCACCGACCAGCTCCAATGTGTCAGAGGACATGGGTGTCAGGCGTATTGAGCGCGACCCGGCATATTGTGGCCGATCGGGGCGGTGCCGGTTAGTATGGAAAAACACCGTCAATGTACCAGCGACCAGTCCGTGTTGCCGTAGCTTTTCAGCGGCGCGCGTCGCATGCGCGGTGACTGCTTGGAACAGCGTGTTAAAGTCCTCCATGGGTTTGCCAGCAGACCGTGTGACGGCCATCCCCTTTCGCTGAGGCTCCACCTCATCAAAGGCAATACAGGGCTCTCCTTGCAACTCAAGCACCGTGCGTTCGAGCACCACTGTGCCCAGCGCGCGCGCCTGGCGCAGTTGCATGTCGCGCAGCTCCGCCGCCGTGCCGATCCCAACACTCTGCAGCTTCGCGGCTGACTTTCGGCCAATGCCCCAGATGTCTCCAACTGGCACGAGCGGCAGTAACCAATCGGCCAAGCCAGGATCAGTCATATCCAGCACGCCCGCAAAGATCGGGTTCTTTTTAGCGATATCGTTGGCGCATTTGGCAAGCGTCTTGGTCGTCGCAATGCCAACCCGCACAGGTATGCCGACGCGGCGCAGCACATCACGGCGCATCGCCCTTGCATGGACAACGCGATCCTTGAAGCCGCCAAAGTCGAGGAAGCATTCATCGATCGAATAGATCTCTACGTTTGGTGTGTAGTCCTCGTAGACCTCGACTACGCGGCGGCTGATATCGCCATAGAGCGTATAGTTGGAGGAAAACACCCTGACCCCATACGCCGCGATCTTGTCGCGGAGCAGGTGTAAAGGCTCGCCCATTTTGATGCCCAGCGCCTTTGCTTCATCGCTGCGTGCGACAGCGCAGCCATCGTTGTTCGACAGCACGATCACCGGCACGCCTTTCAGGCTGGGATCAAAGATCCGCTCGGCGCTGACGTAGAAATTTGCGCTATCGCTGATGGCAATGGGTCGTGTCACGCCAGATCGTACCTTCGCACAACACCTGCGATGACGCCCCAGATCTCACTGTCCTCTGTGAGCTTGATGTCGGGAAAGGCCTCTTGGCTGTTAGCAGGTGAGAGGAAGTAGTTACCATCACGCTTGCGGAGGATTTTGGCGGTCACTGCCCCTTCGACCACCGCAAGGACTGCACGGCCGAGACGCCGCTTGCCTGCGCGATCGACAGCAATCAAATCGCCGTCCCGTATACCAACGTCCCATAGGCAGTCACCCTCGACACGCCACCAGAAAGTAGATGCAGGATGCCGCACGACCCAAGCGATGGGATCGACCTCATCCTCAAGATCATCTCCCGCGGGTGACGGAAAACCAGCACTGACGAGCGGCAGAAGGATTGGAACTGTCTGTCCCTCCGGCAGAATGGGCGCTTCTATCGGATAAACGGGCATCCGTGATTCCCTATATGTTCACGTTGTGTTCTCACATATCTGCTATTCGGCATTAGACTGTCAAGCAACGCCGGGATCGGATTTGCCTCCGAGGCACTCGGCCATTTTCTGTGGGTAGGCCCAAAGCACTGCGATTTCCTAACCAGCCGCTCGCGCCAAATGCTGCGAAAAGTGAAAGCCAGCCCAAAGTTGCCGGTCGCATCAAGGCGCAGCATGCTGCATCAAACACTCACAAAGAGCGGAAAAAGGCTGCGGAATTTGATTTTGTAAGATTTTCTGCGTCCTCTCTCATTGAGAGCGGGAGATTGACACGCGGAGTGGAGGATGGCCCTATCGCCGTAAGTAGATCAGGCACGTGGGGGCAAGGTGTTCGGCATTTTAAGGAAGATATTCGGGGGAGGGAAAGCCGCCAGGCGCGACAAGGACCTCCCCGCGGTCCGCGAAGCGACCGACTCAGGCGACGATGGCGCGGGCAGTGAGCGCCGGAGCCGCTTCGAGGATTTTGAACGGGAAACGAGGGAGCGCCTTAAGGCACAATCCTATGAGATGCCGGGGCAGGCTTACTTCAGCCAATTACAGGCCCTGCAGGAGAGTATCTCGGATCGCAGATATCCGGATGCGGCCACCGCGGCGCGCAAGAGCCTGCCGCTCATTCGCAATTGGCTCGAGGATCCCAGGGGGAACGGAAAGAGGCTAAGCCTGAACATGCCCGCGCTCACTCAGGGCGGCACCATGCTTGCCATCACTGGTGACCAGAATGGATTGGCGATGCTGCATGATTTGGTTTCGGAATTCGATCATCTCGAGGAATACCGCGCTGATGCCGAGAAGCATCTCGCCGCCATCGACCTCTTCGACGCCATTCGCAAAGCCGTCGCAGCGAAGCCTGGCATCTTGCAGAACAAGATGAAATCGGAGGTGGGCGCAGAGGACGGGCGCCTTGTCAGCAACCTGATCTCGTGGCTGGAGAAGGCTGGCGAGATCACCCGCGCCAAGAACGGCAAGACCTACGCGCTCTACGTAGATGGCGTCGAGATGAGCGCCGAGGACGCTTCAGCGGTCTACACTGAGCCACCGTGCCCCGGGTCTCATCAATCCAGACCCCAGCCCGGGAAGCCCATTGAGCTCGACCTCGACAAGCTGACCTTGGTGCCGCTGCCACCATCTCCGGAGGCCTGGACCAGCCAGGTTACGCTGCCTGCGACCTCTGAAACATTCGAGGATGCCGAAGGCGCTTGGCGCGAACTCACCGTAGAGGCGATCGCGCCCGCGGATCGCCCGGATCCTGCCTTCCGAAAGCACTTTACCACACGCGGCGGAGCCCTTTCCTTCGATGACCTTGCAAAGTCCGAGGCAAGCCTGGGTGCGCCAGGCGCAGTGATGTTCACCTCCGAGCAGGGCGGAACCCCGATGATCGAACGACTGGAGCGCCCTATCTATGCGCTCAATGTCCATCCCGAGGGCCAAGGCTTCGCGACGAGGTCGAAAACGAATATCCTGACCGTCTATGGTGCAGACCTGAAAGTCGATTTTGAGACCGACCTTTCCGCAACGCCCGAAGTCGCAGCAGGGCGCCGCCGTCTCGATCTTGGTGGGGAAGGCGGTATCCTTTGGGGTGAACCCCATTTGGCGCTCAACTGCATCGCGCTCAGCCCCAGCCGGGACCGCTACCTTTACACGCATGTAGATGAAGCTTGGTGCATCGACCGGGATGGAAAGCGGCTCTGGGGCGTTCGCATGCCTGAGCGTCCCGTGGAAACCTATCATCAGACCTTCGAGGTGGGCGGCATCGGCGGGCACACGGGAACCGCTCTTGAAATTGAGGAGGCACTCGAGGAGCTCGAGCTTGCGCTGCCGGTAACGCCGGATGAGATCAGGCAGAAATACCGCGGCCTGGTGCGTCAGCTGCACCCGGACCTCAACTCCGGTAACGAGGAGCGGATGAAGGCGGTCAACGCAGCTTACGAGATGCTGACCGGGGCCAGACACGATGATCTGCAGGGCGAACGGAGGGCTGAGGACTTGCTGACGTTCTCCGCCACCGTGACTTTCACGACCGGCGGTGGTCCTGACCGCCTTCAGGCTTCGACTTTCTCGGGGAGTGGCAACACGGTGTTGCTGGGAACCTCCCAAGGGCGGATCCTGCGCATCGATGGTTCCGGCAAGCCGATCGCCCTCTACGATGTGGGCACCGCGCCGGTCCGGATCCTGGAGACGGATCGCTACCTCTACATCCAGACATTCACTCGGCTTTACGTGCTCGAGGGAGACTGCCTTGTAGGGCTGCAGGACTGCACGACCAAATGCGACCTGCTGGTCGACGAGGGCTTGGTCTTGCTGGTCGAGAACAAGGGCGTGCGGGTGCTGACGGAGGCGGGCCGCCCACTGGGCGTCGCCTTGACCAAGGCGCCGATCCGCCGGGCCGGGATCGAGGATGGCGTGCTCGTCGTCGAAACGCGAACCCATCGCGGCCGGTTCAGCAGCCTCAGGGGGTAGCACGCGAGCGACCCAGCTTGCCATCCAGGTCATGTTCCCGTGAGGGGCACCTGTCACTGCGAAGTGATTGCGAAAAAACACGACTAACTGTTCCATCCCGGATGATCACATTTCCCCTCGGCGATCTGCGTTGTTCATGGCAAGATCTGTTCTGAGGGATTTTCGGGACGGGGGACGACAATGCTGATCCATCTTCACAAGCAAGCGACGACGAC